CGTCACGCTGTAGCGTCACGAAACGAATTCAAGCAGTTTATGGGGTGAGTGCGCAGGCTGATGCGTGAAGAGCTACAAGGCGAAGCAGCTGGGGTAACGTGAACGTGCAGGGGCAACCCGATTCGTGCCTTAGCTATGCGGTGAGAGCCCCAGTTAGGCGAGAAATCGTCAAAGTCTTGAGCAAAACGTTATGCCGGAGATCAGCGCCGGCCACCCCACCCATTCAAACAGCCCTGGCATCCGCCGGGGCTTTTTTATGCCCGAAGATCAGCCTGTGCGCAGGCCGGAGAGTTCGCATGCAGCAAGAAACCAACTTCCACACCATTGAATACAAGGTTCGTCCAGTCACTCGGTACATCGTCACAAGACATGAATCCGGGAAGGATGGGTCAGGGTATTTCGGCAGCAGCACTCAGATCGGCGAATACCAGAACGGAAATGATGCAGATCTGGTCGCGGATGCCGTGGTGGCGCTCGACAAGTCCAAGGGCATCGACTCTGTCCGGATCCGCGAGGGCATGACGCTCGGCGAATGTATCTCGGGCAAGCGCTGCGAGTAAGCGAAAACGATTCACACAAGCCTCGTCAATGACGGGGCTTTTTATTGGGCGCGATTCCGGATGGATAGCGCAGCACGGGGCCGGATGGCTCAGAAAAGGGCGGATGCCTGGAGATATACCTTGAAACTCAAAATCGACGAGCAAGGCCACGCAGTTCTGCAAGACGGCAAACCGGTTTACATCCATGACGACGGCAAAGAGGTGCCATTCGACGCACCTGGCACGGTCGCCACGATCACCCGGTTGAATTCCGAAGCCAAGGTCCACCGTGAAGGCAAGGAGGCGGCTGAAAAGCTGCTGAAAGCATTCGACGGGATCGAAGACGGTGCCGCCGCCAAGAAAGCTCTGGAGCTTGTTGCAAACCTCGACTCGAAAAAACTGGTGGATGCCGGCGAGATCGACAAAGTCAAAGCTGAGATCAGCAAGGCCTTCCAGGCTCAGCTCGATGAAGCCAATGGCAAAGCAACGACTTTCGAAAAACAACTCTACGACGAGAAGATCGGCGGCTCCTTTGCCCGCTCGAAACTGATCGCCGAAAAGCTGGCTATCCCGGCAGACATGGTGCAGGCGCGTTTTGGCCAGGCATTCCGAGTTGAAGAAGGCAAAACCGTCGCCTACGACCAGCACGGCAACAAGATTTACAGCCGCGCACGACCAGGCGAAGTGGCCGACTTCGACGAAGCGATGGAAACCCTTGTCGAGCAATACCCCTATCGCGACCAAATCCTCAAGAGCTCCGGCGGCAACGGCGGTTCGGCTCCTAATGGCGGCGGTGGCAATCCGAATACACCGAAAGGCGACCTCGGCGGCTCCAAGACGGAGCGTGTCGCGGCACTCGCTGCTCGGTTCCCTGATCTGAAATAAAGGAATCAAGCCATGTCCCTGTCCCAAATGCAGGTTTTCAACCAGTACATCATGCCAGCGACCATCGAGACGCTGGCGCAGATGGTCGAGAAGTTCAACGCCGCCTCGGCTGGCGCCATCCGCTTGACCACTGAAGGTTTCGATGGCGATTTCCTGCAGGAGTCGTTCTTCGCTGCGATCCACTCGGCCCAGCGCCGTGTTGACCGTTACGCAGCTCAGGCGTCGGCAGCAGCCACCGACCTGACCCAGCTGAAGCGCTCGTCCGTGAAAATCGCGGGCGGCTTCGGTCCGATCCGCTTCGAGCCTGGCCAGTTGACCTGGCTGAGCAAGCCTACCGCCGAGGGCATCGAGGTAGCTTCGCGCAACTTCGCCGAAGCGATGCTCAAGGATCAGCTGAACACTGCCATTGCCGCCCTGATGGCTGCGATCGGTAACCAGGCTGCTGCTGTGAACGACGTGAGCGCTACTTTGGGCCTCAGCTACAGCGCAATGAACGACTCGCACGGCAAGTTCGGCGACCACTCGGGCAACATCGTGGCTAGCGTCATGAACGGCGTCACCTATCACAAGCTGATCGGCGCCAACCTGACCAACACCCAGCAGTTGTTCCAGTCGCAGAACGTGCGAGTGGTCGACATCCTGGGCAAGGCCGTGATCGTTACCGACGCCCCTGCGCTGTCCATCGCTGGCACGCCGAACAAGCTCGCTGTTCTGGGCTTGGTCGATTCCGCCGCCATCGTCCATGACGCAGGCGACGTGATCAGCAACATCGAAACCAGCAACGGCCAGACCCGCATCGAAACCACCATGCAGGTGGATTACACCTTCGGCCTGGGCCTGAAGGGCTACACCTGGGACGAAGCGAACGGCGGCAAGTCGCCGACCGATGCCGAACTGGCTACCGGCACCAACTGGGACTTGGTGGCTTCCAGCCTCAAGCACTCCGCTGGTGTCCTCGCTCTCGGTGATGCTGCCAAGTAATGATCTGGGCGGGGCTTCGGCTCCGCCCGTTCACTGGAGATTGAAATGGGTAAATTCACAGGCGTTGCGTATGAGTCGCACCCGGTTTCGCCGGAGCGAAAGGCAGAACTGCGCGATCAAGGTCTCAAGATCCTTGATATCCGGTTCAAGCCGGAAGACGAAGTGGTGAGCGCTGACCACGCAAAGCTGAAGGTCGATGAGATCAAAGCCTTGCTGGCCGGAAAGGGTATCGAATTCGATGCTTCGGCCAAAAAGCCGGAACTGCTTGAGCTGCTGACCAAATCTGAAGAGGCATAACCAATGGCGCTGACCATAGAAGACGGCACCATTGTGGCCGGCGCTGATTCGTTTGCCACGGCCGCCGAGCTGGTCACCTATGCCGCGAACTTCGGCCGGGTGATTCCGGCTGATACCCCGTCGCAGGAAGCGCTGTTGCGCCGGGCCGCGCTGGAAATGAACGCCAAGCCATGGAAGGGGCGAACGGTGAGCCAGGACCAGATGCTGGCCTGGCCTCGCTACGAAGTTTGCCTGAACAGGTTCCTGTTGCCATCCAACACCATCCCCGCGCAGATCAAGGCCGGGCAGATGGCTCTGGCGACCGAGATCCATGCTGACGATATGAAAGATCCCTCAACCAAGCAAGGCGCGGCAATCCGCAAGAAGGTTGGCCCAATCGATCTGGAATATGCAGTTGCAAGCTCCACGGTCACCAAAGCTGCGGCAATCCGCCAGTCCTACGCCCAGTTCGCCGGCCTGCTGGAGTCGTCGAATCAGGTCAAATTGAGTCGAAGCTGATGAGCGACATATACGATGAGGCGAAGGCGGTAGCTGCCGAGATGCTGGCGCCGCGCAGCATGGGCGGTAACGGCCTTGAGCTGTCACTGGTCCGCGTCACGATCGGCGATTACGACCCGGAGACTGGCAGCACGCCGGACACGACAACGCAATACGATGGCTCGGGATTTCGCGACACCTACAAGCAAAGCGACATCGACGGCTCGCGGATCAAGCAGGGCGACGTCAAACTGCTGGTCTCTCCGGTGCTGCTAACGGGTGCTGACATGCCAAAGCCCGTCAGCCAAGACAAGATCCTGTTCGACGGAGACACCTACACGGTGCAGAACGTCGAGCCATGGAACTACGCCGGCCTAAACGTCGGCTTCAGCGTGCAGGCCAGAAAATGAGTTTCTCCTTGGATCTGAAGGCGTTTGCCGAGAAGGCCAAGGGCAATGCTGAGATCGTCATCAAGAAGGTCGCCATCGACCTGCTGGGCGCCGTGGTGGATCGATCCCCCGTCGGCAACCCAGAGTTATGGGCAGCCAACGCGACCGCGACCCAGTACAACAACGAAGTGGCCCGGCTCAATGCCGAGCTGCGCAACGATCCGGCGAACCTGTCCAAGAATGGACGGATGAAGCCCGGAATACTGATCAAGGACGGCATGGACCTCACGGCCGGCGCCGGGTATGTCGGCGGGCGCTTCCGGGGTAACTGGCAAGTCAGCTTCGACGTGGCCAAGACCGGCACGCTGGAGCGAATCGACCCGACCGGTCGCGAGTCAAAGGGTGATGGCACCGCGCTGATTCAAGGCTTCACCAGTGAAGTCGGCTCGATTTGGATGATCAACGCGCTTCCTTACGGCCCGCGTTTAGAATTTGAGGGCTGGTCTAGCCAAGCACCAGCCGGGATGGTCAGGGTGTCTGTGGTCGAGTTCCAGACGTTTGTCGACAAGGCTGTCAACGAGCTAAATTAGGCGCGCTTATCGACTCGCTGCGCCGATCGCCGAAAGTATGGTGGCTCTCCGCAGTCTGGAACGCGCAGATAGCCCCACGCCAAGCCATTGTTGATGTTTGAGATTGTAACGGGGTTGACTTTGAACTCGGCGGCTATGTGCTTCTGCTGCTGCTTCTGCACTAGACGCTTGATAATCTCAATGACTGCGGATTCGGTAAGAATGTGGCCGGGATGCTTCTCGCCGCGATGAGATAGCGCTCGCGGAGCAGCTTTGCATTCGGCTACGGCGTCCTCAGCTCCAAATGACCAGCGCCGCCCGGTTCTGATGTTCGATATCGTCATGACGTGTACGCCGTATTTCTCTGCCAGATAGGTGCCGGTTGCTCCTTCGATGATGGCGTTGCGTATTTCCGACACTTCAGCCTGCGTCAACTTCGACATTGCCACTTCCTCGCCGTGGCGAGTCTTGTTCAGCCCGGTCGCGTATGCATGAGCAGCATTGCCGGCATGAGTTGTCCACTCAAGATTGAGCCAATGGTTGTTGGTTTTTACCCCGTCAAGGTGATTCACCACGTTGCAGCCATCTGGCTTTACACAAAAGGCCTCAGCTACAAGTCGGTGTATATGGGCCTGCTCATGGACTGCATCAGCCGCAAGGTTAATGAACGGATATCCAGCGCGCAGAGCAGGCTTCAATACTCGGCCTGAGCGGCGGGTTACGGTTCCGTCTTTGTGATTGCAGATTCGATCAAACGACCTGACGCGGCCGTGATTGGATACTTCGTACAGGGATTCAAAACCAGAAACGGCTTTCCAGACTTCTTGCATGTCGCTCTCCATCACAGAGTAATCACTTGGGGAGTGCAGCAGGCCGGTGATTAATCGGCTTTTCGGGGGCGACCCTAGCTACACGGCATCAATACTACAGGAGAAGCCGGTGTCAGACAAAATCATCCGCAGCCTGTTTGAAGGCCGCCTGAAGACGTGGGCGACTGCCAGGGTTCCGGCACTGCCGATCGCCTATGAAGACGTCGGCTTCACGCCGCCCGCCGATGGCTCGCCCTACCTGCAAGCTTTCCTGCTGCCCGCTACGCCTGATAGCCAAGACCTCGAAGGCAAGCACACGTCATACCGTGGCGTCTTTCAGGTCAGCGTCGTGACCAAGGCCGGCACTGGGCGCGGTACGGCTGAAGGGATCGCCGACGAGATCGCCGCGCTGTTCCCGAACAACCTCGCACTGACCAAAACGACTTTCACCGTCTACGTCCGCTCGCCGATGGCAACTGCCTCGGCCCAGCCGGGCGACACGACCACAACGCTGCCGCTGTCGTTCACGTACCGAGCCGACACCACAACCTAATCCGCCCATTGGGCAAACCCAGAACCCGCCATTGAGCGGGTTTTGTCATTTCTGCAAAGAGGAATACCCATGAGCGTCAAGCTTCCTAACGGTGCGACATTCGAACATGCCGCCACCTACGAAACCCCGCTGGCCTTCTCCGCCGTTTCCAACGCTTCCGAAGCCATCTGCACCGTTGTTGGCGCCACGCTGGCAGTCGGCGACATCCTGCTGGTCGCTTCCGGCTGGACCGCACTGAACAACAAGGTCGTTCGCGTGAAGGCTGCCACTGCAACCGCAATCACCCTGGAAGCGATCGACACCACGGACACCACCGTATACCCGGCTGGTTCCGGCGCCGGCACCCTGAAGAAAGTGCTGACCTGGGTGCAGATCCCGCAAATCACCGACTTCGCGTCGGCCGGCGGCGAGCAGAACTACACCGACGTCGCCTTCCTCGAAGCGCAGCAAGGCTTCCAGATTCCGACCGACAAGTCTGCCGCCAGCATGACCATCACCGTCGCCGATGACCCAGCCCTGCCATACGTGCCGGTCGTTACAGCTGCTGACACTGCCCGGACCATCCAGGCCGCGCGCATGAACCTGCCAGGCACCGACAAGCTGTACTACGGCGTATTCACCTCGTTCTCGCAACAGCCGGCCATCTCGCGCAACAACGTGATGACCAAGACTGTTTCCATGGCGCTGCAAGCCACTGCCACCCGTTACACCTCGTAAGGAAACCACATGGCCAGCTTCAAGATTGCCCAGAACGCCACGTTCAAGGCTGAAGTCGAGATTCCGCGTGTCGGCCTCGACCCGGTCAAGGTCGAGTTCGAGTTCAAGTACCGCGACCGCAAGGAACTGTCGAAGTACTACGACAAGTGGAACGCTGAGCGGGATGCCCTGATCAAGGAGTCGATCAAAGACGGCTCCACGTGGGAGCAAGCCACTGCTGGGCAGATTGCGCTGGAGGCTGGCCAGCTCAAGGACATCGTCGTCGGCTGGAACTTCGAAGAGTCTTTCACCGACGAGGCGATCACTGAACTGGTCACGACTTGCGTTGGCGCACCAGCTGCGGTGATTGACGCCTATCAGGCTGCTTACTCGGTAGCTCGCCGGGGAAACTGATAGCCGCGGCGCGCGCAATGTACGAGCCGCGCGCCACAGCCGAAGACATGGCGAAGCTGGGCCTGACGCTGGCCGACATTGCAGATGATGACGTGGAGATCTGGCCAGATAACTGGCAGGTCTTCCGTCTGTTCAATGCGCTCGGCACTCAGTGGCGCACCGGCGCGTGCGGCGCTACGGGCCTCGACTACTCGGTCATCCGCGAAGTTGCATCCATCATCGGCATCGAGAAGCGGCAAATCCCCGAACTATTTCCTGACCTTCAAGTAATGGAGGCCGAAGCGCTCGCTGTCATGGCTGAGGCGTAGTGAATTTATTGTCAGGAGAGTGGCATGACACAAGACATCGCCAGCCTTGGGATCAAGATCGACACGGGCGAGGTTGCCAAAGGCACATCCGAGCTTGATGGGCTGGCTCAGGCTGGCGCGAAGGCCGAGAAAGCCACGGAAGGCCTGACGGTTGAGAGCAAGAAGGCCAGCGCCTCCATCAAGGCGATGGCTGCTGAGACGAAAGCGGCTGAGGCGGCTACGGCCAAGCTCGGCAAGCAGACTGCGGCCACAGGCGTATCCGCAGCGCAAACTGCTGCGGCATTGCGCGGCGTTCCGGCTCAAGTCACGGACATCATCACCAGCCTCCAAGGTGGCCAGGCTCCGCTGCAGGTTCTCCTGCAACAAGGCGGACAGCTCAAGGACATGTTCGGCGGGATTGGTCCTGCCGCGCGCGCCCTGGGCGGCTACGTTGCTGGACTGGTTAACCCATACACGTTGGCCGCGGCCGCGGCGGCTGGCTTGGGAATCGCCTACTACAAAGGATCGCAGGAAGCGACCGCCTACAGTACTGCGCTGATTCTCACGGGTAATGCCGCAGGTACAAGTGCTGACCAGTTGTCTGGGTTGGCGGCCCAGGTCAGTTCGACCATCGGAACCACCGGTGCGGCGGCTGAAGTTCTGGCAAAACTGGCTGGCAACAGCAAGATTGCTGGCGAAAGTTTCGACGAGATCGCCGTCGCTGCGCTGCAGATGGAGAAAACCACCGGCAAGGCCATTGACGAAACCATCGCGGAGTTCGCGAAGATCGCCAAGGACCCGGTTGCGGCAGCGAAGGAGCTCAACGACCAGTACGGTTTTTTGACGGCTGCCGTCTATTCGCAGATCGTCGCTCTGAAAGAGCAGGGCGATACCATTGGCGCCGCCAAGCTGCTGACCGACACCTACGCATCGACCATCAACTCGCGCACTGGCGAAATCACCGCCAACCTCGGGCTGATCGAAAGCGCGTGGAAAGGAATCAAGTCGGCTGCCGCTGGCGCGCTGGATGCGACACTCAGCGTTGGCCGGACGCAGTCCCTCGATCAGCAGGCTGCCGAGCTTCGTCAGCGCCTGCAATCGAACCAGGGCCGTGGTGGTCGTGCCGCTGCCTTGGGCCTTGAAACCCGCAGCAACGCACAGGACCAGAAGGATCTCGATTATCTGGAACTCCAGATCGAGGCCGAAAAGTCGCGCACCAAGTTCATCGGTGATCGAGTTCAGGTCCAGAAGGAGGGGATCGAAGCTGCCGGCAAACTGAAGGCGATCGCAGACGCCAACCTCACCAACGAGGAGAAGCGCAACAAGCTGATTAAGGAATACAAGCGGGACGTCGAGGATCTGCGTAAAGCCGACCCCAATAACCCGCTGGTCCAGGCCGATGTCGTCGCGAAGAACATCCAGAACATCAAGGACAAGAACAAGGACCCGGCCGGGAAGGCGAATCAGGTAAATCTGAGCGGATACAACGACGCCCAGAACGCGATCAAGGAACTGCAGGCCGCCTATTCGAACTCCGAGAAGGAGCTCGAGGCGCAGCAGAAGGCCGGACTGATCACGCAGCAAAACTACCTTGACCAGCGTACCGCGTTGATCCGGGCGGAGCGTGAAGAGGTCACCGGAGCCTATCAGGCGGAGATTGCCGCACTGGAAGCGGTCAAGGATCGCACCGGTACGACTGGCGCCCAGCGCATTCAGCTGGACCAGAAGATCGCCGATGCACGCACGGACATGGTCAAGGCGCAGAAAGAGGCCGACAGCCAACTCGAGATCCTTGCCACCAACGAACAGGGCCGGCTGAAGAAGCAGGCCTTGGCTATCCAGACCTACACCGATGCCTTGCAACAGCAGGCCGTCACGCTTCGCCAGCAAGGGCAGCGTGAAGCGGCAGGTCTTGGCATGGGCGACCGGCAGAAGGCGCTGTCTGGGCAATTCAACAGCATCGACGACAAGGCCAACGCCCAGCGCATCGATTTGGCCAACCAGTACGGTGATGGCTCGCGCGGCATGAGCCTCGACGAGTACAACGCCAAGCTGAAGGCCGTCGCACAGAGCCAGCAGGAGCTGCGCAACGTGGTGGTCGCCAACTATGACGACATGACCTCGGCGCAAGGCAGCTGGACCGCCGGCGCATCGTCGGCCTGGGAGAACTACCTGGAGTCGACGCGCGACGTGGCCGGGCAGACGAAAAGCCTGTTCACCAACGCGTTCAGCTCCATGGAAGACGCCATCGTCCAGTTCGCGATGACCGGCAAGCTGTCCTTTGCCGACTTCGCCAAGTCGGTGCTCGCCGATATGGCCAAGATCGCGGCACGGCAGGCCAGTTCTGCGGCGCTGAGCAGTTTGTTTGGTCTGGCGGCGAACGCTGCCGGCTCCTACTTCGGCGGCGGTACCACTTCGGCCGGCTCGACTCAGGCTGGTTACTCCGATACCTACTTCCCTCAAACCACTCAAGCCAAGGGTGGCGCGTGGTCCGGCGGCGT